CCGACTTCATACAGTCAGTACCACCTTGAAAAACTTCTGACTCTTACGAGACGAGAGGGGAAAACCCTTTCCGGTCCATCAGGACCGACTTAGGGAAACCTCTCGCGACCAACTAAAAGTTGGCACAGTTGCTTTAAAAGGGGGTCCTGATTGTTTTACTTCTCACCAGGTATACTTTAAGGGATACTTGCTTTACTCAACCAAACTCTGGTTCTATTGTAAAGCCCCACCACGTATGGCGTAACTTTGCGTAGGATGAGCACCTCTCACATCAGACATGGAGGTCTTTCACCAATGTTAAATTTTAGGGGAACACTTCTCTTGCCGGTGGCATGACAGTGTTAAACACCCTGGGGGTGCAGAGGAAGAAAATCGGTTGAAAATCAACCCCTGCGGAGTAGTAGTAGGCCAGCGTGGGCCAATCTGTAGTGTCTGTCGGCGTGTCATTAACATTAAACTGACACGTGACAACTGCTTCGTCATGGAATCTAGTGCCCGTATGCGGGTCAAGATTTCTGTTCTGTGTATATGCAGGGTAAAACCTATACTTACTATATTGCGGAAGATTAGCGGAACATGCGGGTTGTCCTTGCGTATTCGTCAAGGTCATCCCTTCCTGCCCAGTAGTGAAAATTCCTCTCACTCCATTGGCATATCGGATGCAAGTCCTGCTATAACCATTCTGCGTAGCTCGTGTGTTATAAGTTGTACCCACGTTAGAAACCAGGGCGGAAGCCACTTGAGGATCACCGTAGTACCTAGTAATGGCAAGATGCGACACATTTGTCACATTTTTACCAATTCCAGAGGTATTAACATGTATATTGATACTTCCCCTGTATCCGACAAAACAATTAAGTGTCCAATCTATCGGGTGATTTGGTGCGAAACTATATCTCACACCTGATCCATCGACAGTAGCATAACTATAACCAGTGCTCATACGACCGACACCAAAAGGTACTCGGTAAATGTAATTTGCAGTCTGGTATATACCAGCTTCTGTCGCTGTTTCAGGTTGACCAGCATATTGCGCATATCCAAAACTGGATCTGTGCAAAATAGGTCTCATAGAACTCACAACCTCACCTGTAGTGATGGACGCAACATGTGTGTCTAATTCAGGGGTTTTCTGGGTGATACTCTCCTCTTCAGATTGGAGAACACCAGTTGGATCTTTAGCGGTAAATAGATGGGAAATCTCTTGCGGTGCACTGTACATAAAATCGTCACCTGCACGGACATACACCAACACATCTATCTCAGCTGAAAGCACAGGAGCAGTAATTATACTCTGTACTCTCATAGTGATAGTTCCATTATGATAATCATCATTATAGGTATATGAAGGTGATGGTCCATTACTCATCATACCAGATGTAAACTGGGGTTCTAGCCACGGTGAAGTTGCACGGTACGGTACTGTTACTTCCACCTCGTCCTCGAGGGACAAATCAACTATCCTAGAGAAAGTTGTGGTTTCTGTATCAGAAGTGCCTGTTATATCACGCGTGGGATCCCATGAAATGAGAACACGACCTTTGTGGTATTTAGTCTTAATAAATCGAAATTTATATATTAGACTACCACGCCAAAATCTAAAACCCCTTCCAAAATATGAAACGGGAATAGATGTGGCATAACCACCACCACTACGGGCGTAGCCAGGATTAACCATAGCTGACCACAAAAGTGTGTCAACTGGTTGACTATTTGACCACAAAGTACCTATAATAAAACTCTCACGAGTTAATAGATTTTTAAAAGCCAAAGGGTCTTCCTCATCTACACCAGCAGTAGTGCTGGAAATGGTCACCTCATTCTTGGGATCGACTGACAATTTGTCAATTGGCATACGTGTTTCCACATTAGCAAAAGCATGAAATGTCTTTGGTTGCATAGCTGAAACATCACCTATCATGGGAGGATTTGAGTATCCAAACATTTTAGCGATGCTGGCTACAGCTTTAGCTCCCACCGACGTGGCTGTTGCAAAAGTACCAATAACAGGTACGTCAGTCAGTTTGCTAGCTACATTAGCTACAGCTGTGGCAGGTGCGGAAATGGTCCCTGATGTTTCTTCAGATTGTAGGGCTAAACCAGTAGTTGGTCCCATTATACGCACATCTTCTGCCCATGCATAGAC